GGAGATTGCCATCGGCAAGGCCCAGCCAATAACTGCGCCACCTGCCGCAGCCATTTTAATCTTATCCCAATCAGGAACGAACTCAGGACTCTCGGCTGTAGGTACAAAGCTCAGATTTTGACGCATATATTCGCTTGTGCTGGCGTAGATCGCTGCCTCGGTACTGACAAACCCCGATCCAAGGGCTGTTCGCATCAAACGGTCGCGGAGGGCCAACGTGACGCCCTTCTTGCCGCCAGCCGCCAGCAAGCGCCGGGTTATTTTCAATCCGGCCAGGCCACCAACCCATGTAGTTGGATCGAGGCCAATACCCTTCAAAGCCCGCCACGATCCAGAGAACGTTAAACTGGGCAGTTCTTCGTAGGCTTGGAGAAGGCCGGCTTGAGCCAATGCGACCTCTGGCGGCATGCGACCAGATTCGGCAGCTGCCCAGACATCGCCCTGGTACAACAAATTCCAGTAGGTGTGCCCAATGTGCTCAAGCGCCGCCTCGGAAATTTCCTCATCGGACCTGTCTTTAAACGAGCGGCCAACGCGGTAAATATCGGGCTTAATTTTACGTTCTAAGTAGGGACTGACAATTTCGGGGCTTCCATCGGTTGGTAAATCGGGCGCGTCGGTTGCCGGTTCTGCGCGTTCTCCTATCGCGTAGTCATGCCATATCTTGGCACCGAGCAGCCAGGTCTTGCCCTTATCCGATTCCGGGTTCAGTAGATCGGTTTCCAAAACCATCGGGCCGTCGTCAGCTGTATGGGGCGGCGAATCTTTATCAAATGCGATACTCGGGTCTTGGCCGTTCTCCTTGTATGTCCGCGCGGTTTCCGTATTTAGAGCCTCACGCCGTTCCTGCTCGCTGATCATGCCGCTTTCAACAAACCAATCATTGTTGAACCCAACAGGGCCGGGCCGAATTTCGATGAGCAGCGGTTCCGGTTCCTCTTTGAGCAGGACGCTTTCGGGCGGTTCCTCTTTGAGCAGGACGCTTTCGGGCAGGCCAACCTCTGGCCCCGGCAAATCGCCGGAAGTTGTTTCTACGATATCAGCCATTATTGCGGTCCACCACTAGTGAACGATTCATCGGAACGGTCAGCCCGTGCGCCGGGTTTGGGGCTAAGCCAATCTTGGATTTTGTCAAAAACACCCTTTTTCTCTTCTTTGCTACCTGGTTTTGTAAATTCAACATTCGACGGTGGTGGCTCTTTCGGCATCGGCGCGTACTGATGGAGATAATCGATGGCGCGTTCGATCTTGATCAGCTCGCGCATGGTCTTGCGCTGGTCAAAACTGATAATATTTTTCCGCTGACGCTCGGCCATTTCCTCCTTCGACAGACCAACCGTGATCTCCTTTGGTATTTCTTTGGCCACTTTTCTCCCGCGAGCATGGGCGCGGAAGTTTTCGCGGATTTTGTCTACGTGCTCCTTTGTCAGCTTGCCGACATCCTTGATGACATCGTCATCTACGCCGTCCAGCATCTCTCTATCCAAAATCTTCAAAACATTCCCGGCCAGCAACTTCTGGTCTAGAACAAATGTTTCAATCGTTTCATAGAACGCCTCGACCGGGCGAGCGCCTTCCTGAATTAAACGAGAGAATTTCATCTTCGCCGCTACGGACGTTGCGTCGCCCTGTCGCGCGCGCTCCGTAGCATCAGCCCCCATAGCTTTAGTAAACATATCGACCGTCACGCCGGCCTTGTTCATAATTTCATTGAGCAGTTTCCCATAGACCTTTTGCTCCTTATATCCCGGTGTTTTTCCGCGCCGGTTGTCTATAAGCCGTCTAAGGCTGTCATATGTGCCGCCGCTCAATGTGTCATTTTCTACTTTTCTATCGATGCTCGCTTCAACGCGCCGTAGCTCTTCCTCATTGAACGCTTCGCGGATTTCCTGTGAGTGGCGGAAAAGTGCTTTCCTATCCACCACCAGCCCCTCTTGGTTGATGATTTTAATCAACGAATCTTTTTTATTGGCATCGATTTCACTGTCCGGCAGGACCAGGATATCGTGTGCGGTTATCACCTTTAGAGGGTTTCCTTGCTTGTCTTTAGGCCACGCAGAATCCTCCGGCCCGTATCCAGAAAGTGTGGCCGCAGTGACCGCCATTATATTTTGGTGATAGCGTTGATAATTGGCATTTAGCCCTTGTTTAAATTTAAAAGCATCCAATCGAATCTGCGAATTTGCCGCAGAGCTTTCGGCTGCGCTCAGCCTGGCAGCTCTTCTTTGCAGCCGCTCGATGAAAAGCGTCCTCTGCCTTTCGTTGAGCCGTTTGACATCGTTGTAATGCGACTGCGGCAGAGTAGTGCCCCTCTTGGGATTGTCTAGCTGGTCAAGCCAAGCAACGGCATCCTCGTGCGTTTTTATCTTTGTGAACTGCCTGCGAAGGGTATGGGCACCAAGGTCCGACTTGAAATTGGTTTGGGATTTCCACACCCATTCCTTTGGGATTAGTGGGAATAACTCCTCAATATATTTCACTCTGTTCTGCGCGTCTGCGACAGCCTGTTCTTTTAGTTTTCCTTCCGGCATCATGGAGATGCGTTCGAGGTTTTCCTTATGGCTTTTCAGAATCTCGGTCTTGGCATAATCCAGATACTGGCGCTGCAGGATGGGCTGAATATTCGACATCGCGGCTGTTAGTTTGGTCTGTATGGATGCCGCCATCCTTTGCCGCACCACTCGATCGGGAATGCCCTGCAGCTGCCGATCCGCAGCGCCACTCAACTCTTCCCTGACAAGTTTTAGCCGATCGTAATAGCCCATCGTCCGACTCGGATCATTGGGGTCTTTCCAATCTCCTGGCGGTTGCGTTGCTGCGTTCTCTTTTGTTATCCTGATCAGATCATTAACCTTCTTCTCTTCCTTTGCCTGCTCAGTAGCCCGCTCTGTCTTGAGTAGGAACGTGCCCCACAGCTGAGATTCGGTTTGAACGGTTTTGCCGAACTCTCCCATTGCAGCGCCTGGTGCGCCCCAGATGCCTGGGCTGGCTTGGGCCGTTAAGGTTCCAGCGCCGGTACGTTTAGGCAGCGGCATCTTCGAGCGATATTGCGGCACTTTCATTTAGACCAACATAAAAGCGGTGCGTGATACGCCCGTGGTTAGAGCAGACAACGCCTTCCATCGCCCGGCCTGGATATAATTCTGCGCGTTAAGGCGATCCAATTCCGCAGCCATACGATAATTGACGCCCTCTTCGCGAAGGGCCATCGCCTCGGTGTAACTCTGTATCTTCATACGCTGGATGTCCTCGTCGGCCTCTTCGGCATTTCTAACCATGACATCGATCGCCGTGCCCGTCATTTGCCAGCCGTTGCCGCGCTGCCGTGCGCCTACCTCGGCCTGCAGCTCTTCAAAATCATCGCTATAATCTTGAATGTCGAGATCGCCGACCAATTCCCGCCAATCGGCTTCGATGCCGCGCGCTGCGGCGTTTCTCTCATTAACCCTCGCGTTATACCTCGCCGCCCGAGCCTGGCCCTTCGCCTGCGCGTTGGCACCGGCCATTTGCACGGCAGTACCTAAAATGCTTGTACCGATAGCGGCTGATAGGCCGGGATTGGCTACGATCCAACTCATGGTTTAACCCTCGCATACATGTAGTAATCGTCGCCGCCGGGACCGTAAGCCCGCATTAACCCTTCCCGGCGAAAACCCATAAATTCGATGAACCGATGAGCGGCAGGGAAATCCGACCTAACCACAGCTTGCAGACGCCGCAGGCCATCCTCATCGGTAATCTTGTCAATATGCCGGCGCAGCTGGCGCACGATCGACAGCTTGTATTCTCCAATCTTGTCGCTCGGAATCATCCAGGCTTCACCCAGCCCGTCCCAAACCGGATAAATCCCGCCGGCAACGACCAAGTGGCCACTGTCGATCATGGAGAAAGCACGATCCGGCCTTACCATTCGTTCAAGCCACTCGCGCACCATGTACTTGCTATCCGCCGTCGCCGGCGTCGAGTTGTTATCGAACAATTCCTCGGCGTGTTCCGGCTGAAATGTAATCAGTCTAATCAAATGTCTGCGCCCTTGCGAAAATAGCGATCAACGTCATCGGCAAAGGCAAGTCCTGCTGTACCAGCACATAACCGTCCTGGTCGAAGCCGGCCGGCAACTCAATGGTCTTATCGCCGGTGTACAATGGAATTGCCGTGTCCATCTCATCGACGCCCGAGCGGAACGGTATACGGTCAACCTGAGCACTGGTTGCGCCGACCAGGGCATTGACCGTCCGGTATAGCCGGATCGTTACCTCATCGATGCGCTTGATCTTGCCTTGAGCCGTGCCGTCCGTAGCACCGGCCTCAAGGCGCATGGTCTGCAAGGTTGATGTAAACGGCAGGCCGGCATTGGCCTTCGTTGTCCCTCGGTCGAGGGTCACCGCACCGGATGCAACGACCTTGGAGCTGTGCGTTGCGCCATTGGTGATGATGGAGACGTTCTCTGCCTCAAGATGGCTAAGACCGCTCAGGCTTGTCGCTGAACTGCCGCTGTAAGTTAGGCCGGAATCGACAAAAAACACGTCCTCGACATCCGAGCCGAAATCCCAAGTCTTGATATATTCGATATACCTTTTTGTCGCGCCGTCGATCGTGCGATTGACGATCAGCCACAGCTCATCCTCGTTGGTGCCGGGGATCGAGGTAATGGATTCGACCAGGGCGACGCTTTGGCTGGTAACCGCGAGACGCACGGTATCGGTGCTTTTGATCGACAAGAAGCCATTGCCGGCACGCGCCGTCTCGATGACCGTAACCACGTTCGCCGCCGGGTTGGCGACGGTGAAGTCCGCATGGGCATTCACGGCGGTGTAAATATTATCCGCAGTCGTGTCGTTCGATTCGTTTGGCCTGAACCCAAGCGTTTCAGCGGGCGCATCGCCGCTGACAGCTTCTGATGTAAACGTTACCGTGTTCCCGTCCGACTTTGTTAAAATCAGCTTGGTGCCGACCGCGATGTTTACGTAGTCGGTAACGGTGATCGTCACATTGCCCGATACGCCGCCGATAGAATGCTTGTGCCAGGCGACGACCTGTTCATCACGACGGTAGGTCATGCCGATCAGGTAACCATCCGAGCGAACGCTCCAGACGATGCTGTCCGGTTCTTGCTGGTAGGTCAGCTCAGTTACGCCGCCCTCAGTAATATGCTCGCTCAAGATCGTCAGATCGGGAGCAACATATGAATCACTGTCATAGTTATATTGCAGCTCGCGAATTTTACGTTTGGCCAGGTGCAGAAACAGTACGGCGTTTGCGACCATCACCGGCTGCACGTTGGCCGAGCCGTACGCCGATTGCTGCTTGATCTGTGCGTTGGAGGGCGTCAACGGCTCATCGGTGCCCGATGCCCGAACAGCGAACTCGCCACCAGAAGTTCCCAGCAGCAGCGATCTGGAGCTGGAAAGGTAGCGGATGACATTAACAAAATTCGAGCCGATCGTATAATTCAACGCACTGTCCGCGTCCGTGCCGCCGGTAAAGTTCTCATAATCGCCCCCGACCGAGAAGAACAGCGTCTGCGGCTGATCCGTAGTGCCGGCAAAGACAAGGCGCTGCTCATAGAATGAGATGGCGCCGGGATAACCCGTCGTTTCAGAAAAGGCACCGAGCCGCCACTCCTTGTCGGCGACCAGCTTGCCGGCGACCGTGATGCTGGCACTGGCCGATTCGTCTGTCACATCATCGGACGGCGCCAGCAGCATGGTATCATCGGTCACGCCGACTAGCAGGTAATCACCGTTATTGGCGCTGGTGCCGGCGCCGGTAACGGTAATCGTCATCCCCTCCTCGAATCCCTCATCGACCCAATTTTTGCCACTGTCCACGATGCGATCGTTGTGCTCCAGGGCCGTCGAGCTGGGATCGCCCTCGGCAAAACTAATCGTCGTCCCTGTAATTGACGGCTCAATCTCAGCTGTATTCAGCTCGTTTTCCTGCACCGTCGCCGTTGCCCCCGTGGTCGAGCCAACCGCCGTTATTTTCACATAGCCGTGATGCAGCTTAATCAGGCGCCCGATATCGGTAGACAGAAACCCGCTGCCGGAATTTATGCCGGTCACTGCGCTGGCGGTGATCGACACCGAGCCGGTGCGACCGCCGGCCGTCAATGTCGTGGTGGTGGTGTTTTCATCGAGAAACGGTCCACGCTTGAAATCGACATCGGTGATCGTCCAGGCGGTATGCGATGTGCGGCTGATCTTCCTGACCGGATGCGCGGTGTGAACCACGTACATCACGTCGGCCGACTGGGCGAACATCAGTTCGCTGAGCTGCGCGGTCGTATAGGTCGTTGTCACCTCGACAGCGGTGGCCGGCGAACCGCTGGTCACCTGTCCGCCATTACGCATTATGCGGAAATAAGTATTACCGAACTCCAATGCATATGCCTGTTCGACATTGAATTGAAATTTTATCAGCCGCGTTTGCGCGGCGGAATCCTTGACCTCGACAACGAACCTGGTGCCTGGCCGGCGTGACGCGCCGCCGTGCGGATGTACCAGGAAATTGGTCAGCTCGTTACAGCCGTTGTAATATTTTGATAAATCAGTCCTTCCCCCCAACCTTGGGCTAAGCTCGCCGGCGGTAAAATTCGAGAAGGCAAAATTAACCTTTGCCATATCATCAGCGCCTAGCGTTGATCAGCACATCCGATTGGATCGCGCCGGAAGCGGCAACGCCCGTCACTGCCGCCGGCGTGCCTTCACTGGCATCAACGAATCGGGCCTCAGACAGTTTCTGTTCGTACAATGAATACATTCCCTGCGTCAGGGAAGTGGATTGAACCAGCGCGAAACTGATGTCGGCGGCAAGGCGCGCGGCAATAGTCTCATGCAGCAACGTGTCCCATTCGTTTGGATCGGTCACCCTCGCCAGATAGATCACGTTGACTGTCGATTCGTCGCAGATAATCTTTCTGCCCTCAACGCGGAAATCGATGTCCAGGTAATCAAGGCGCAGTACGCGCAAACAGTAGGGATCGGTGGGCAAGGTAAAGGCGTTCGACCAGGTAAAGGTAGGAGTTGTCGAATCGGCAGCGAGCGTGACCCTAGTCACCAGGCAGTTCCAGGGATGGGCGCGGAAAACGGCATCACGCACGGCGTCAAACCGCTGGTTTGTGACGCGCGCCGATTTGGAATCCTCGCCACGGGAGATGATGTTGCTCGCGCCGATCATGTTCAGCGCGGAATTGATGATTTCGACTTCACTCGCCATTGTCGGCTCCTAGAAAAACGAGCAGCGCGCGGCGCGCGCCGATATGGGGAGTCACGCGGTGTCTTTGATCGCTTGAATAGATCAACGCGCCCAGGTAATGGAGATGCTCCTCGAATGGGTCATCGAACTGCAGCACACCGCCTTTGAATTGATCGGGCGGCGTTAACAACACGCTGGCTGAAAATCCGCACCAGGGCATGTGGTCGCCGGTGCCGGTATCGACATGCCAATCATGGCCGTCATGCTTCGCTTCAACGCGAGCATAGGCATGTTCGACAACCTTGGCGTTTGGCATCAAGTCGATGATGCGGCGCACCAACGGATGGGCCAAAGATACCGTGCCGACAACCAGGCCATTTGCCTCAACAGCTGTGAAAACGCGCGGATGCAATAACCGCAAGGGCTAACCTTATTTCGCCCATCGGGGTTTAGTCGTGCGCGCCCGCACCTCTTCGGGATCAACGACAGTCGCACCGGAAGAGGTGACAATTTTCTTCGCTTTTTTCGGCTTGGGCTTCGCCACGGCTTTTGTTGTCAGTTTTTTCGCCATAGGACTAGAGCCTCCATAAAACGAGATTGGGGGAGCCGCTAACGCAAGCCCCCCCAACCACGATCGGTCAGTCAACCACGTAGGTTACGATGAACGAAACATCGCCCGCAACGGCGGTTGCCGCAGCGGCTTGAACCGTGACGGCCAGGTAGTACTGCCCGCCAGGATCAGTCGATTGTCCGCCATCTTCCCAGACGCGCTGGCCGCAGACGTTGATGTTACGAACCTCGAATGCGTATTCGGTAAAGGCTGTCGCAGCCTGACCGAGAATTATCGCAGTCGCGTAGCAATCCTCGTCAACGACGGTTCCGCTCGTCTGGTACAGCCCAATATTGAACGTCAGCGACGCCGAGCCGCTGTCGAGGTCATCAGATGCCAGCTTGATGGAGGTAATGCTCGCGGCGACATTGATCGGGCAAAGCATGATGACATCGTTGTCATCAATATCTGTCGTTGCCAAAGCAATGGTGCCTTGAGCCGTACGCATCCGGCCATGCAGCTGATAAACCGGGCTGTAGGTCTTGGGTGTGGCCTCAAAGTTGGTGACCAGGGTACTATTTTTTGTAGTCATGGTTCACCTCCTACTCGGAACACAGGATTTCGACGACCTTCGCTTCTTCCATGCGTGTTGCGCCAAACTGGGCACAAACATAAACCTGCGTGGAATAGCTCTTGTCGGCGCGGGGTTCGATCTTGGTCAATAAGTCCTTGCCCATCGCCAGAGTGATCCCGTCTTCCGCCCACACAATTACCTTGCGATAGGAGGAAGAATCGGTTTCAAGCCGGGTCGAGGTGATGAACTTGAACCCCATGAAAGTATCGATTTCACCTTGTACCAGTGCCTTTCGTACCAGCTACGGCTTTCGCCGCCGACTTTCGCCGTTTGTGGTCTGGACTATCCCTTCATCCCAGAGGGATGCTGCCCGTCTAGTCTCTACACCTTCCCATCACTGGGCTTGGCTCGGGATTACCAGATTAAAGGCTTCCCCGAATTTGAGCAGGTTTCGTCTGATCGTTGCCGATCAGATAGGCAAAGTATTTACCGTATTATAGTCTGCACTGGTCACCGTGGTGTTGTTGAGCAGGTCTTCGATCTGCTCAGGTCCGACCGCGATGTAACGTGGAATCGATGGGTCAACGCTGCCATTGTCGAGCGTTTTCTTCGCTTCAACCATCTTGGCGATGGTTAGGCCCGCCGCCGGCGATCCAACCCCAACCGAGTTGGAGTTAGTGGTCGAAGTCGAGCCCGACTTACCCGTGTATGCAGTTCCCAGAGCCGCTTCGATGATCACGTCATCGATGGCCCTGCCAATCGCATACGCAGCTGCGTTTGCGTAGCTGCTCGTCGGGTCGATGAGCATTTGGACAGCATCGGAATTGTCGATGAGGTCCGCATACTCATACGTGTCCATAGTAACCATTCTTCGCGAATGGGGTGTATCAGACAGAGGCGTGTCAGCATGTCTGCTGGTTCTCTTCTGTGCCGTCGCACTTCCGACCTGGTCGAAAAACGCTTTTTCGCCCGTGACGGACTCTTCGCGAATGGCACGCCGTAACAAACTACCCTTCTGCTGCGAGAGCATCTGGATATTTGTCGCGAACATTTGAGAGAACCCAGTTGTGACCTGAGTGCTCACGATTTTTCTCCTAGCCCCTTGGTAACTAAGGGACTTTCGGGATTTAAATAAAGGCTACCCGAAACTTCGCGGACCAGGTGATGCCGAAACGTCGGCGCGGCAGGGACCAAACGTGGTTTATCCCGACTTCTTGGCTGGGTGCTTTACCGATTGGGCCAAAGAGGGCTTATCAATCGGCTTTAGGCACCATGCCAAATTCATGTCCGCCGCTTCCAAAGGATCACGTATCCCTGCGATGGCGGCGGTTTTCAACGTCAACGCGAGAACCGCAAGGCGGAACTCACGGACGCTATTGTCATTCTTCATCTGGATGCATCTGCTCTTGCAGCGCCAGGACTTGCTGCACGGTGGCATTGTGCATGGGATGCCTATTGTCCCAGTAGGGGCTGTCCTCGCGCATCAGCTCCTGCACCTTATCTTGGGCCTCGTCGGGCGTAATTGCGCCTGAGCTTTTATCGCCGATTAGTTTATCCTCGCTGACGGATTCCGAGATGTAATGGGCCGTCGCGATCATCGTCCTGATGAACGCCGGGTTGTTGACCAGCGGCGTGCCGTCTTCGAGGCGCAGATCCAACAGCCCGTCTGCGGCGAACTCACCGACCAGGTTGTCGCCCAGGGTGATGCGGTCATCGAAAGCCTTGCCATACTCCTTGCGCAGCTCTGACTCGGCGGACGCCTTTGCCGTCTGGATATCGACTGCGGCCTGCTCCGGTGAATGCTGCGCGGCCATTTCCATATACCAGCCGGCCAGGCTCTGCGCCTGGCGCTCGCTGAGGCCGGCGCCGTGCGCCGCCTGGCGGAACGAATCGATAAATTCGGCGTCTGTCTCCGCGCCCTCGCCCAGCTCCAGCTCGTAGCCGGTGGCATCCTCGGGCCGGCCGAGCTTGTTCCAGACCTGATCCCAATCCTCGTCGGTCGCCCATTTGCCCGGCACGGCGATCTTCTCCGCGCCGACCATCGACTGTGCGTGGATCATGGTTTTGGCCAGGACACCGACATCGGTGATATTCCGCAGCGCCTGGTGATCCTTCAGATCGTCGGGCAACTGGTTTTTCCAATCAGTTGCCGGTGATGTTGTGTCTGTATCATCTATCAGTACAGACGGTGCTACCTCGCCTTGCGAGACATCCGCTACCTGCTCTTCAGCCACGTTCCTTACTCCTTACTGGTTATACGATATCTTCCATTTTTCTAGGTTCACGCAGCATCGACTGCATGAACAAGATCACGCTGCGCTGGCCCTCCCGATAAGCCGTTTCATAGGGATCGACGCCGAACGTCGAGGCTCGGATGTGGAACCTGAGCTCCAGATCATCCATCACTACCTGGCCGTCATTGTGTTCGAGGATGAACTTGTAGGCGGCGCGGAGATCCTCTGGAGTCATACTCCACCAGGCCCAACCACAACCTCGGCGGCGCCGGCCGGCGGCTCTTCGCCGCCCTCAGCCATGTCGTTGACCACCTGCAGCGCCGGTGCCGCCTTCCCCGCAGCCTCTGCGACCTGCATGGCTTCCATTTTCTGCTGTTCCGCCTGCTGCTGCAGCTGACGCTGAAGACGAGCATTAGCAACCTGTTCCTGACCGCGTACAACGCTGGCCGGGATGCCGAGCACCTTGATCGCGTACTTCGCCAGGCCGTCCATGTCGATCCAATCGATGATCGAGGGATCGATCGCCATGAGCGGCTGCAGCATCTCCAGCATACGGACGATTGATTGTACCTCGCCGCTGCGCTGCGCCTTGGCGATCGGCGACACGTACTCGATATCAATATTGAAGCCGACCATGAACTCCGGTGGCGGCGGCAGTTTCTTGGCCCGCGACAGTAGGTTGAAGCAGCGCGAGATCATGGGCTGGAGGTATTCCGCCTGGAGCCTGCCGAGAACTGGGCCAAGTAGGCGCATTTTTTCTTCGGTCCGGGTAATCACCTCCGTCGCCGTCATGGTCTGGTTCTGGCTCAGGATCAGCTGGTCAACGTAGAACGCCGAGCGTATGGCCTGTCGTCGCTGTTCCTCCATCTGCAGGCCGAGCGGCTGGTTGGAGCCGATGTTCAGTGGTTCCAGGCGATCACGGGTTCCGCTGCGGTAGAAATTCAGCCCGCCGGGAACGGTGCGAATCGGCAACATAAAACCATCGTCGGGCACCATCAGCGGCGGATCGATCTGCTTCTGGGCGGCGCGAAGGGAAATCTCCGACATCTTCGACAGCATCTTGGTGTCGGCCAGCGCCGTCATGCCACAGGAATGGCCGAAACCGGCGGCGTCAGTCGAAGCCTTCAGCCATCGCGGAACAACGTACGGCATCTCGTCAAAGCCGCCCTCGGACAGGATGATCTTCTCCTCGGGATCGATATAGAACGAGGCAAAAGGCTTGTTGATCTTGCTTTTCTTCTTCATGTCGCGGTCATCGCGGGGCAGCACCACATGGACGATATCGACCATATCGTAGGGATCGTGCTCGTCCACCTTCTTGATGCGCTCGGTAACATCGTCGCCGAACTGGCCAACGGCGGCGCGCGCCGTCATGCGGAACTTACGATAAACCGTATCGACGCGGCCGGTCGCGTTCTCGGCAATAAAGCACTCGGCGATATGGCGCGTCGAAAACCGATAGTCGGTTTCCGGGTCATCCTCGATGTACATGATGGCGGTGCCGAAACACACAAGATCATCGTACATCTCATGCACCTGCTCCTGGAAATTGGAGCGTTGGAACGCCTGGTACATGGTGTTTTCGGCCATCTCCAGCCATTCCTTGGCGATATCGTCGTCCTGCAGCTCGGGATTCGTGTAGCGCAGCGTAAACCAAGGGGTCGCCATGTTGGTCAGCATACCGTGCAGGCTCGCCGCCAGCATCTCGGCGGCATGGATGGCGGTGCCGTCGAATATCAGCTCGGTTCTCTTCTGGCCGGGCGTGCGCTGCTTGGTGATGTCGGCCTTCCTGGGCCGCATGTAATCGGCAATTTCCTGCCAATGCACTTCCCAGGTCGAGCGGGCTTCCTCAAGCCGAACCAACCGGCGCAACAACACAACCGCTTTATCGTCAGCTGGCATGACTATTCACCAAGCAATGTTTTTCGCACTGTCGGTGCGGCGCCGACTGTACCGTAGGGTGTCGTCAGGATGTTCTGTGCCTGCCCCTTCTTACCTCGGCGGCGGGTACGCTTAACCTCCTCTTCCCCGGTTGGCGCCCCCACCGCCGCGCGCGGTGTAACCGCCACAGCCGCTCTAGGCTCAACCCGTGCCGGCGGCGGTGCGGAGCGGCCCCCTATGAATCCACCCATTTACGTTCCTCCTAGCAAAGTCGGTACGGTCACCGGCATCTGTTCCGGCAACAGGCCACGCGGCCCGGTCAGAATCGTTGACGATATCCCCCGCTTGCGGCGCAGCCGGTCCTTGGTCCGCGCCTCTTCCGTTCCTTCTCCCCTAATCGGCTCCAATGGCGGGGCCGGCGGCGGCGGTGGGATTGCCGGCATCGGCGGCATGCTCATCTTCGGCATTAAAAAGCCCATGTCTGTGTCTCCAACGGGTTGTAATTCGATTGCGCCAGCTTTTGCGGCGGCACGGTCGGCGGCGCCTCGCGGATCGCCATGCCGGCCAGACGCA